CAAGCAAGGATAGCCACGCTGTGATTTGAGCGTTGAGTTCCTGCTTCTGCTTGATGAGCGGATGAGTAACCAACTGCCCGTTTGCCGTCGCATAGAACCAGCGTGACACATCGCTACCCTGCCAATGCTCGATGAGCGACGTCTGCTCAATGGCTGCACAAAGTTTGGTGACAAGAGCCGAGTCATGTTTCTCGGATAGATGCCGACGGCCTGCATCCCAGAACATCGTCCAGTAAGCCTTGCCACACTCACCCAAGGTGGCTGGTGCTGGTGGCACATCGGTGAGGTTGATGGTCGCCAGGGCGAACTCAGGCACCGGCATCGCAGCCAGACCGTTCCGAATGCGTGCACCAGACCTTCGCTTCTTCTCAATCGGTTGGGCCTTGCGGCCGCCGCCTGTTCCAGTTCTTGGTTGTGGCACCAGCCGAGCCTAGGCGGTGGTTCGCAATCAACCACGCGCCTGCTGCGCACGGCATGGGTCAGTTGTCGGGGCATGCAGGCAGATTTTGACCACCCCGCCTTGATGCCGGGGCGGGGTCAGCGTCGTTGTGATGCGGCTCGAGCGGAGTTGCACGAGCGGTGAGCCGGGGCGAGGACGTCTGACTCGGGGCCGTGCACGTGATCGGCTGTCCAAGGGTCGTCAGCCCTCGGGCCTTGCCCGCATAGCCAGCAGTGGGTTGCGGTTTCTCTGACGAGTCGTGAGCGTTCTGGGTAGTCGCCTTTGTAGTGAGTGCGTGATGCGTTGCGCATGGCTTGGCGTTTGCCTTCGCAGGTTAGGCAGCGGGTGGGTTGGGTGGTGAGTTGTCGGCAGGTGAGGCAGGGTCGGCGAATGGGCATGGGTTGGTGGAGCTGCTGGGAGTCGAACCCAGGTATCCCCGCAGGTAGGTCTTGCCGGTCAGCCCCGTGGGTTTAGATGATACCCCATACCTGATTTTGGAGACAGGACACGGGTGTGACTACGTCACACACCTGTGTCCCCATGTCTGGCAAAGGTTTGAGAGAGTGTGTCCCCGAGCCATGTCCCCGTGTTGGGGTTAGTTGAGTGGGTCGCGGAGTCGGTTTTGGGCGATGGCCCGTAGTGCTGGCGACCACTTCTGGTTCTTGGCAGCGACGCCACGTGCTCTGGCTTCTTCTCGGAACTTGTTGGTGTCTTCCTGCACCATGCCAGGTTTGAGTTCAGGAAAGGCCTGCAGGATTTGTCTGGCGAGATTGTAGATGGGTTCGGTGAAGGTCTCAAGGGTTTCTTTGAGTCGGATGGGGTTGTGGTCTTCTTCTAGTTGTTCTTCTATGAGTTCTACTTCGGTGGGTGCCCAGCCGATGCGTGAGAAGACTCGGGTGAGTTTGATGGTGTGTCCGTCTCGTTGGAGGTGGTAGACGATGTCGACGTCGTCGTTCTTTGCGCTGGAGCCTCGTTGGCCTTGGGTTTTGCCTTTGTCTTTGCCTGCGTGGTCGGTGCGTAGGAGTGCGATGCCTGCGCCTTTGAGGGCGAGTCCTGTTGTCCTGGCGAACTCGCGGTAGGTGTCTGCTGAGTTCTCTTCGCCTTCTACGGCTCGCCCGGTGGTGTCTATGACTACGACTTGGGCTTGTGTGAGCTCTACGAGTTTCATGACGGCTGCTGCGCCTTCGTAGGTGTTGAGCGGTGGTAGGGATGGGATGAGGGCGTAGTGGAGGTGGGTGAGGTCGTCTTCTCGTGTGTAGCCAAGGTTGTCTAGGCGTTCCATTAGATCGGCTGCGGTCATTTCGTAGTCGAGGTAGAGGACGTGGACTTTGTCTTGTGCTGGGCGTCCGAAGATTGGTTTGCCTGTGGCGAGTGCTGCGACGCAGGCGAGGGCGATGTACGACTTGCCCTCTTTTGCTACGGCGAATAGTGCGGTTTGTCTGCCGCGTGCGATGAGTGGGTAGGCAATCCAGTCTTCTGCTTTGTGGTCTTGGTTCCAGAACTCTTGCCAGTTGACGAGTTGGGATAGTAGTTCGTCGGGTGTGCTGGTGGTGATGGTTGGGTTGAGGTTCATGTATTGGGCTGCTGCTTGTTTCCATGAGCCTTGGTGGTGTCGTTGGGCGTGGTAGCCGAAGCGTGAGTATCCGCCTTCGGGTACGGGTGCGTTGCTGCTGAAGACGATGAGTGCGTCGTTGCTGTTGTGGTTGAGGCTGGCGGAGATGCCTGTGGTTTTGCCTGGTCGTCTCCAGTATTCGGTTCCGTCTGTGCCTTGGTAGACGTAGGTCCATCCGTCTTGGGTGAGGATGGTTTGCCAGTTGGTGGTGTTGTTGTAGCGGGCTGAGGGTGAGTTGGGGTCGGTGAGGAAGATGTCGCCGTCTGCTGGTCTTGTTCGGTCTATTTTTGGTTCGGCTGTCAAGCGTTTGATGAGCCAGTCGGGTGCGTCGGCTGGGAGGATGTCGGTGATGCCGAAGCCTTCTTCAAAGGTGTAGGGCTTGCCTATCGGGTGGAGTGTGGGTGGGGCGAGGACTTGGCCGCCGTCGCCTCGTATGTCGAGTCCTGGGCCGAGGCGTTTGCCTGCGTCGTTGCGGATGGCGATGGGTGTGGTGAAGTAGAGGTGGCGTCCGCCGGTTGGGGTGAGGACGGTGACGGTGTCGGGGAGTTTGCCGTGTTCAGCTTCTAGGTCGGCGAGTGTGTCTGATCCTGATTGTTGTGGGTCGTGTTCGTCTATGTCGAGTACGAACACTTGGCGTGCGCCTGCTCGTCCGGTGCAGATGCCGACGCCCCAGTCTTTGTAGGTGGTGGTGAACCATTGTTTGACGGTGTCGGTGTTGCTGGTGGCGATGGTTTGCCATGCTTCGATGCCGGCAGGGTATTTTTCTCCTGGTGCGATTGGTATGACTCGTATGCCTCGTGATGCGTACAGCAGCGCGTTCTCTAACACTGTCATTGGCGGGTCTCCTTGATTCGGTTAGTGGTGTTGATTGTATGCGTGTTGGATTCTTGCTTCGGCGATGGCAATGTAGTCGGGGTCTAGTTCTATTCCGATGAAGTTGAATCCTTCTAATACGGCTGCTTTGCCTGTTGAGCCTGACCCGGTGAATGGGTCAAGGATGGTGCCGCCTGGTGGTGTGACGAGTCGGCAGAGGTAGCGCATCAGTGTTGTTGGTTTGACGGTTGGGTGGTGATTGGCAGCAGGTTGAGTTCGCCAGCGTTCAGATACATCATCTAGTTCACCATCTCTGTCCGCACCAACAAGACCTGCTCGTCTTTGTAATGGCATCCCGTCTAAGCCTTCGTTGCGGTCTGTCTTGTTAGCTTTCGCACAGTAGAAGAACCGAGCAGCAGAACCGATGTCACCCATCTTCCTGAATCCACCTTCTGTTTCCTGACCGCTTGCGAACGCCGTGTTCACAGCCTGCCCACGCTTCGCTGGGTATGCGCCACCTTTGCTGTCAGGGAACAGTTCCAATACTTCGTCTGAGCCGTCATGAATAAAGTTTGCAGGGAAACGACCCACATGGCTTTGATTTTCTAAACGTGTTGCAGGTCTTGGATTTTGACCAAATGAAAGTTTGTCAATCCCAGTTGCTTCTTTACTCATAGCACCAACATCACGCAAATTGGGCATTGTCCCACCACCAAGAACTTCGTCACCTACTCTGCATCCGTCTATGTTGATGCCGCCGACACCGTGGGTGAGAACATTGTTGGCGACGGTGCCGTCAAGCGGTTTGCGTGCGAGGACGATTGGTTCGTGAGCGGGTTTCAACGCTGTGCCCCAACCTTCCCACTGCTTAGCCTCAGCCGTAGCAGGTGCAGTTATTGGATTTCCTAAACCAGCACCTTCCTGAATCTCGCCGCCATAAATAGAACGAGCCATAGCAGTTCTTGGGTCGTGTGGGTCTGTGTATCCAATGACTTCACGCTCTGCACCACCAGCCTTGTCTATCGCCTTGCTGATGTTCAGCGACTTCGGGAAGCCTGAGCCGTACACCCACATGATTTGGTCACGTATCTGGAACCCTGCGTCTTCAATGGCGCAGGCGAGCCGGTGGTAGGTGCGGGAGCCGCCGAAGGCGAGGAGGTGGCCGCCTGGTTTCAACACTCGCAAGCATTGTTGCCAGACTTCGGTGTTGTAGGCGATGCCGGTGGAGTCCCACGTTTTGCCCATGAAGCCAAGTTCGTATGGTGGGTCGGTGATGATGGAGTCGATGCTGTTGTCGGGGAGTGTGACGAGTTGTTGTCGGCAGTCACCTTTGAGCAGCACAGTATTTCTCCTTGATTGAGTTGTTGAGGTTAGCAGTCGAACCAGTCGGACCAGATTTCTGATGGGTGTTTGCCGAGTTTGATGGCGTATCGGTCGGCTTCCCATTGGGTGAGGGTGGTCGCAGGGTTGCGCCAGCGTCCAATGGTTGATCGGGTGACGTTGAATGTTTCGGCGAGTTGTGATGCCCAGGTGTTGGCTGGGAAGAGTTTGATGAGTTGGTGTGCCGGGTATCTAGGTTGTGATTTGGGGTTTTTCATGGGTGTCCTTGGTGAGTTGGAGGAGTTGTTGGGCAATCCATTGGGCGACGGGTGAGGCGATACCGTTGCCGCATTGTTTGTATCGGTGGGTGTCTGATTGGGGTGTGCCGTCGGCTTTGGTTGCTGTCCATCCGTCTGGCCAACCCATGAGTCGTTCGCATTCAAGTGGGGTGAGTCGTCGGACAGCCATGGTGGTGGCGACGGCGTGGCGGTCGGTTGAGGTGAGGCTGAACATCGGATCGTCGGGGTGGCTGATGCCTGCGCCTTGTGGCCCGTTGTGGTCTTGTCTGCCGATCATGTTGCCTTGCAATCCGTAGGCGACGGCTTGTGCACCGGTTTGGTCGATGGTGTAGGAGGGTGTGCCTTCGTCGGCTACACCTAACCCGTTTTGATGTTTGTCTATGTCTCGACCATCTTGGATAGGGATTGCGACCATCGGTGTGTTGCCTCCACCGGTTCCCATTTTGCTGGTGAGTGTTTGGGTGATGCCGTCTTCTGCGATGCGTGCAGCGTCACGGTACGAGTTCTCAAACACGATGGGATTGTCGGTTGGTGTGAATAGGAGTTGTTCGTTGCTGGTGGAGAGGCTCAATGATTTGTCGGTGGAGAGGAGTGGGCCTTTGCCTCCGCCTGGTTTGCCTTCACGCATCGTCAACAACACGGGGTCTTGGACGATGACGGTGGTTGCCCGTGTGTCGCCTTGGTCGAAGGCGTTGAGTGTGGGGTTGGGTTGGTTGGCGACCCATGTTTCGTCGTCGGTTGCTGTTTGAGGCCGCTTGGATTTGGTGAACGGTTCTACGATGACTTTGTTTTCGTTGACGTATTGTGACGAAATCATTTTGGCATCGGAGGTGTTGAGTGGGCCTACGATGTCTGATCCGAGGATTGCACCACCACTTGCAAGGCTGCTTCTAACCTCGCTGGGAGTTGTTTGCCTCGTCTGGTTGCTCGTCGAAGGATGCCACTGCACGCCTTCGCTGACAGGTAGTAGCGGGTCTGGACATCGTGTTGCGGTTGCAGAATCAAAGACAGAGATGAGGAACACTCTGCGACGCCGTTGTGGGACTCCGAAGTATTGTGCATCCAACACTCGCCATTCTTGGACCAGCGACCCTGCTTCAGCCATTTCGTTGAGGATGACCCCGAAGTCAGCACCTCGGTTGGAGTTGAGTGCCCCGTAGACGTTTTCCCAAATAGAGATTCTTGGGTATTCATTGTTGGTTTCCTTTCGTAGTTCTTTGATGATTCGTACACCTTCATGGAATAGACCTGAGCGTGAACCTTCTAAGCCTGCCCGTTTGCCTGCGACGGAGAGGTCTTGGCATGGTGATCCCCATGCGACAACATCTATGACGGGTGCGTGGGCGAGGATGTGTTTGCCGGTGAGGGTGGTGATGTCTCCCCAGCGTGGAACGTGAGGCCAATGGCGCTCAAGGATGCTGGTGGCGTGCTTATCCCATTCGCATTGGAACACTGTTTCCATTCCTGCTGCTTCTAAGCCGAGGTCGAATCCTCCGACGCCTGAGAACAGTGAGAGGACTTTCATCAGCCGAATGTCTTTTCCGTGATTTGGGTAAAGAGTCGTCCTGTGTCATCGGTTGCGATAATAAGAGCTTCGTCGTGGTCGCATCCCCATTCACGAGAGAAGAAATAGTTGATTCGTTGTTCGGGGTCAAGCGAATTGATGATGTCTTGTTCGGCCGTGGTGGTTGTCCAACCATTCATTGGTCAAAACTCCTTCGTTGGTCGGTGAGGTTGGTTAGGTGGAACGCAACAGCTTCTTTGATGAACTCGCTGACGCTCATGTGTCGGCGTTTTGCTTCCCGTTCCATGGCTTTGCGAAACTGGTTGTCGCATCGGAATGAGACCATTGGGTAGGTCTTCATGGTTAGGCGACCTGATTGCGCTTGACGAGTTCAATGTCAAACTTCAGTTCGGCCTTGGCTGCCTGCAACTCGTTCATCCATAGCCACAGCATTGACTCTGCTTCGTCGGCAACGTCAACTGCTGTTTCTAATGCCGTGAGGCTGGTATTGAATCCTGCGCAGGCGTTGATTGTTTCAATCAAGTCCTTGAGTCGGGTTCGGTCTTTCTTCCATTGGGCTTCGTTGAGTTTCTTCATTGGTTGTCTCCTTGGTTGATGGTTATTTGGTGAAGTTGAAGTGGAATGATTTGAGGGTGGTTGAGACACCACCGAGGTTCTTGGCTAGGTAGACATCAAAGTTGTTGCCACGGTGGCTGCTTGGATCGAACAGTGCTGGTTCTCCTGCAACAAGTACGACTTTGCCTCGGTGGATGATGTCTTTCTTTGCGAAGCATATGCCCCATGAGGAGCGGTCTGCTTTGTGGTTGGTGGTGTTGTTGGCTTCGGTGAGAAGCTGGTCTTTGATGATGTTCATTGTGGCCTCCTTTGCCATGTATGACAATGTAGCAGGTATGTAAGACAAACGCAACTACCCTCAAAAACGCCCTATTTGTTGGCTTTCATGGGTTGGGGTGGGTTGTGCCGGGTGCAGGTCGGTG